TATAAAAAATTATCTGACGGGACATATATTGGTAAAGAGTTATATAATGATTTAAAAAAACTAGTTCAATTAGAATTGAAAAAAAAGTACAAATTAAACAATTATAAATTAGAAAAACAAAATGAAAATGATATATTTAATGTTGACACTACCGGCACAAAAGCATTGGCATCTGCCGAAGCGGTATCTGCGGCTCCAGAAAGTAAAAGCGACGTATATGAAATAATAGATTTGAAAGATAATAATGATTATAGTGAATTAAAAAGAGCTATTAGTGAATATTTTGAAAAAGATAGCAGTAAAATACAAGGTATTGATGATGATGATATAGAATTAGATAAAAAAAAATATAAATTAGATGATATTGAATGTGATTTCAATACTATTTATAAATATACACATAATAAAGTAGATAATCCTGAAACAAATCCTTCTTTTGAAATAATATATTATAAACCAGAATTAGTTTTAAATGAAAATCCTAAGGAATTGGCGAAAATTATAAATGATTTAAAGGAATTAGAAAAAATTTTTAAGGTTGATAATTATTCATCATTAGATGATATGGTTAAAATAGATTTTTACAAAGAATTAATTACAAATATTGAAAAAATAAACAAAATTTTTAAAAAAAATGACCCAGATATTACTAATGAATTAATTCAAAATATTGAAAAAAAACTTAAATCTCTATATGATTTAAAAGAACCTAGAAAAGATAAAAATAAACAAAAATTTAATGATGATTTTAAGAATTTTATTACAAAAAAAACATCTATATATGGTGGTACTATGGGTTATACTGAAGATGATATTAATAATATAATAAAATTTTTACAAAATATTCGTAAAAATATTGATGATAAAAAATTATCAGAAAATTTAAAAAATAATTTAAAATCTATAAAAAAGATTATAATAAATCCTTTAATAAATAAACATGTTAAAAATATTAAAAATAGTGATTTAAATGATGATAAAATTATTCAAAAATTAAAAGAAGGTACGGATATTTTATTATTATATTTTATTTTGATTAAATTAAATAATCAAATTAATATGAAAGGTGGTGCTGTTCCACCTGCTAAATTAGATAATATTTCTCAAAAAAACACAATTGACGATAACATTGACAAGAATATGTTATTATTAGATATATATAAAAATATAGTTAAAAATTTTAAATCTATCAGTTTAATATATTATAGCGTTAAAGAGGAATCTATAGATAAACACATTGAACTAACAAAATTTTTAGATGATGATGATGATGATATAATTAAAAGTGAAGATGCTACTCCTGCTACTGCTGCTGCTAATGCTGCTAATGCTGCTAATGCTGCTAATGCTGCTAATGCTGCTAATGCTGCTAATGCTGCTACTGCTGCTACTGCTGCTACTGCTGCTACTGCTGCTACTGCTGCTACTGCTGATAATTCTACAATAAATAATACTGAAAAACTAATAGATCAAAAAAAAGATAGTACGAATATTAAAAATAATCTTGAAAAAAGAAAAAAATTATTAATTGAAAAAAAAGGGGCTATTATTAAAACGCTGAAAGATTTGTATAAAAATTTAATATCATTGAAAAGTTTGCCACATATTACCGAGTACGAAGACGAAGTAAAATATATACTAAAGATAAATAACATTCAACAATTTGAAACTGACGATGTTGACATAATTAATAGTAATCCAATTATAAACGAGTTTGAATATGATATGAAAAATGTTAATAAAGAATTAGAAAAATATGATCAAACCATTAAAGCCATAGAAGAAAAAATTGAAATAAAAAATAAAGAATTAAATGCTTCTACAGGCAATAGTAACATTCTTTTAACACGAAACATAGGCGGTGGAAAAGATTCGTCAGAATATGGGGAGAATTACAAAATTCCTGATTATAAAAAACTTTATGAATTAATTAGTAAAGAATCTCAAAATAATTTATATAAATTAGTTGAGAATTTACATGATAATATAGGAAATTCTGATGATGTTGGCAATAATACTAAATTAAATGATTATTCCTATAATAAGAAAGATAATAATATATATTCAACTATATGGAAGAATTATACAAAATCATTAATACCTGAAAGTAAAGAAGATGTAAAAAAACAGGATTTTATATTTTTGGATAAAGGAGAAAAACTATATAATGATGTACTAATGAATAGGCTTAACCCCGAAGATGTTTTAGAAATTAATTTACAAGATAAGGCGGGCTATATATTCATGACATTTTTGCTGAGAACAGCTATAATTATTATATTGGACATACTCATTGAATATAATTTAATAAAAACTTTACATTTTTCTATATTGTTTTATGGTACATTTTATATTTTATTCATCATATTTTTAATATTATTTGTCAATTACGATTCGTATAAATTAAGAATATTATTTAATTATTTAAATTTACATATAAATTATTCTAATATTTTCATTCAAAATGTTTTGTTTATAATCTTTTTAATGTTAATATATATTATGGTAAAAAGCAAGGACTTTTTAAAATATTTTGGTACCATTTTTGATTTCACAAATGTTTATAATAATATATACGAACTATCAGAATCGTTAAATAATGATTCTGATATTAATTTAACAAAAAATGAAAAACTTAAATTATTATATCAGATTGATATAATATCAATGATAATATTTATATTTAATAGTTTAATAGTATTAATATTATAATTTATGATAATATGACATTATAATACTAAATTGAGATTTATAATTTAGCAAAGTAGAATTTATTAATGTTTTTTTTTCAATATTTTTTGAACATATAGATATCGTATTATCATGTATGTTAGTAATTTTTGATATTATATTCTCACCAGTATTAGTTTTAATTAATATATTATCATAAGGTTTTAATAACTTCATTCCAAAATTATTATATTCAATATCATTAGTATTATTTATTACTATATCATATTTTTCCTTATTATATTCGGTGTCTTTTTCTACAACTTCTATAATATCAATATTATCTCTTCCCATTTCTAAATCTTTGTTTAAAAAATCGGTGAAGTTTATATGCCAATTTTTATTGGTTAATAAAACATAGTCATCATTAACGGGTTCCCATGTATCCCATGTATTGTTATCATTATTGTTAGCAAGTACATATATAATTTTTTGATTTAATTTACCATCATTTATAATTAGGTTAATATATGGAGTATTATTTTTTACATTTACGGGTAGTAAAATTTTACTTATTTTAATATTATGTATTGATAAATCTATATTTATATTAAAAGATAATTTATTCCTGTAAGGATTGTTTATCCAATCGCGATTATAACTATTAATTATTATATTTTTTTGCTTATTTTTATTATTATTAATATTTAATAGTTCTAAAACTTTTAAATTTATATTATCTTGATGTAGCATTATATTATTGGCATTACTGGTATTATTGGCATTACTGGCATTACTGGCATTACTGGCATTCGCGGCATTACTGGCATTACTGGCATTACTGGTATTACTGGCATTCGTGGTATTATTTTTCTGTAATAAAGCTAAATTATTTCTTTTTTCTTCTAATTCAAGTACCTTTAATAGCAATTGTTCGCTGTCATATTTCATAGAATCGCCATAATCACCAACATCTGTCGTAGATTCTTTATAATTTTCTGGAACTACTTGATTATTATTATTTAACGAAGCTTCAACTTCCATTTTATTTATTATATTGTCATAATAATCTTTTATTTTTGATAATGTTATCTTATTCAATTCCATAAGTACGAATACATTTTTCGTCAATATAGTATCAGCGCATATATTATTTATCATATTATTGACAACATATATTAATTCATTTCTATCTACATTTAAATTATTATATTTATCCTTTAACATTTTTTCTGTAGCAATAATTATTAGTCCAATGTTTTTTTCTGATTTTAATTCATCTATTACACCCATTATTACTTTAAGATTATAGAAAATAGGTGATAAAAAAAACACATTTAAATACATATAAACACATTTAAATACATATAAATACATATAAATACATATAAATACATTTAAATATTATATATTAATAATATTATTTAAATTAATATTTCTTGATGACAAATGATGCTCTAAATTAGGTCTATATAGGTATTTGCGACTTTCTTCCATTTTATTATCTGTTATATTTTTATCATTTATAATATGGATCCTAAAATTGGCATTTTCATATGGTGATGATAATTTTAGTTTTTTATATTTTAATATAGCGTTCAACCATCTAATTTGATATGCCATAGAAAACATTCCACATTCTGTATTTTTCATTTGATGTCTTATAATATTATGGCTAATAGTAAATTTTTTCAAAGGATATATTATATCCAATTGTTTTTTAATAGTATTTAAAAACATTTTGACATATTTAGGTGTTTCATTTGCGTTACTATCGTAATAATGCGCTCCATAAGATTTATTTATAGGGTCTATTATGATAAATGTTGATGTCCAATGAGATCCACTTTGATCATGTTTATCTAAATTAGTTATAAAACCAATATATTTAATACCTTTTTTAATATATTTTTTAACATTTATAGAACATATATGACTATATAAACATCTGCCAAATTTATCTTGAACGGCAAAATCTATTGGAAAAACACCGAGAAAAGCATATTTATATTTTTTATCATTGTTATATTGTATCATTACATCTTCTATATCATAATTAGATAACCATTCAATAGGATTTTTATACCATTCAGATGGCATTTCTGGACGTAGCTCATTTTTTTCAATTAATTTAATATTTTCCTTCATTTTAGGGTCATTTGCTATTTTTTTTATAACACCTGGCCAACACCAATATTGTTTATCATCGCAAATGTTTTTCATATGCTCGTTTAACAATTCGGATAATTTTTTAGAATTATAACTTTTTTTATAAATTATTTTATTTTTCTTACAACTATTCCACGTATCAATTAGTTTTATTAATGAGCTTTTCTTAAATAAAGCTGGGGTTTTATAATTCATCGGACTATTATAATTTTCTGTTTTCGTCGCCATTAATTATATTTTATAAAATAATACCTACCATATACAGAGATAAATATAAATATTTTTCGTTAAAATAAAATATGTATAAAAATAAAAATTGATATATATATAAAGCAAATTTAAATTAATAACAATGGGTATAAATGAAGATTTACGTTCATTTATTAATAAACATAGAGTAGAAAAAGGTAAACCATTTACTAACACAAACATTGGGCATCCCAAAGTAAGTCTTTATATTCCAGAAGAATCATATAATGATTTCTTAAATATTTATAGCTTAGCAATTACGAGCGGAATAGCATTATATTTTACTGAAAAACCTACTGAACCGAGTCCCTTAAGGGTTGATATAGATTTTCGTTTTACTATACCCGATGATAAATCTGGTATTTATAGTTCCCACAATTCAAATTCATCATTAAATGATAAGAAAGTATATGATAGAGTATATACTTCTGAAAATATCTTTAAAATTGTTGAATCTTATTTTAATATAATAAGTTGTTTTTTAAAAGTAAATGAAGAGGATGCTTACGCTTATGTTATGGAAAAACCTAACCCCGTTGAATTTAGAAATAAATTAAAAGACGGAATACATATTATATTTCCTAATATAATTGTTAATAATAGTACGCAACATTTTATAAGAAGAAAAATAATAGATTTAGGAGCAGAAATTTTCAAAAATTTGCCAATATGTAATGATTATGAATCTATAGTGGATAAAGCGATTATTGATTCTAATTGTTGGCAAATGTATGGAAGTAGAAAGCCTGAGTGTGATGTATATCGCGTAACTTGTGTTTATAGATATGTTAATGGAAAAACTGAAAAAATGGATTATGTTTTAGATGCTAAAAAAGAGATAGAATATATTAAGCTGTTTTCTATGAGAAAAAAATTTGAAAATTATTCAAATATTATTAAAGAAGAATATATAGAAGAAATTAATCAATATAATAAACACATATTACCAGCTATAGATCAAAAATTAAAGTGTAAGGTTCAAAATAATATATTTGGTAAATCTTTAAATGTTAATAGATCTTATGTATCTGACGATGAATTAACATTTATTAAGAGGCTTGTAAATGAATGTTTATCTTCTACGCGTGCGGATAATTATACTGATTGGATTAATTTAGGATGGGTTTTGCGAAACATTGATTATAGATTATTAGAGACATGGGTTGAGTTTTCTAAAATTAGTAGTGCTTATATTGAAGGCGAATGTCAGCAATTATGGGATAAAATGAGAAAAGATAATATGGGTTTGGGTACTCTTAGATGGTGGGCGAAGCAAGATAATCCAATCCAATATGTTAATGTTATTAATACGGCTATTATTAAACTTATTGATTTTGCCTTAAATAGCGATGGGTCCCACTTTGATATAGCATGTGTCGTACATGCTATATTTAAGGACGAATTTAAAGCAATATCAAAAGATATATGGTATAAATACGATAAGGAAAAACATAGATGGACTCGTGTAAGAGAAGGTTTAGAATTGCGAAAAATATTAAGCACAGATATTTGTAAAAAGTTTATGGAAAGAAGCAGATATTATTGCGAATATTGTGATGATCCTATTCAAAAATCAATTAATGAAGAAAAAAGTTTAAAATGTCTTAAAATTGCTAAACAGCTCAAAAATTCTAATTTTAAAGATTCTATTATGAAAGAATGTAGAACATTATTTATTGACGAAAAGTTTGAAGAATTATTGGATAGCCGTTCGCATTTATTAGGTTTTGATAATGGAGTTTATGATTTCAAAATGCATATGTTTAGAGATGGCATGCCCGATGATTATATATTTATATCAACAAAAATAAATTATATTAATTATAATCCCGATAGTCCAGAAGTAACTGAAATAGAAGAGTTTATTTCTAAAATATTTACAAATAATAACTTAAAAAATTATGTTATGGATGTATTGTCATGTATTATTGACGGCAGTATAGCACAAGAAAGATTTTATATATTTACAGGTCAGGGTAGTAATGGCAAATCAAGATTATTAGATTTAATACAAAAATCTATAGGTGATTACTATTGTATTGTACCTATCGCGCTATTGACGCAAAAGCGAGCAGCAAGTAATGCTGCGCAAAGTGAATTAGAACGCACAAAAGGAAAACGTTTCGCTGTTATGCAAGAACCCAGTGAAAATGAAAAATTAAATATAGGTCTTATGAAAGAATTGTCTGGACAAGATAGGATTTTAGTAAGGACATTATACAAAGAACCTTATGAATTTAAACCTCAATTTAAAATGATATTAACATGTAATGAATTACCAGAAGTACCAAGTGATGATGGTGGTACATGGAGACGTATTAAGGTTTGTAATTTCTCAAGTAGATTTTGTGAAAATCCTGACGCAAGTAAAAATGAATTCAAGATGGATTTAGAATTAAGTGATAAATTTGATAGATGGAAAGAGGTATTTATTAGTATGTTAATTGATAGACATAAACATATTAACCCTTCATCTATTGTAGAACCATCTGAAGTAAGAATAGCCACCGAAAGTTATAAGCAAAATAATGATATAATCGGTCAATTTGTAAATGAGAAAATTATTATTGACCCTTCTATTAAAGAGCCGCGAATGTCACTTTCTAAATTATACAATGACTTTAAAATATGGACTATGTCTAATGTCAAGGGTAAGAAAACACCTGATAGAAACCAGCTTAAAGCATATTTTGAAAAACTATTAGATAAGCCATATGACACAAAGGGGTGGAGAGGCATTGGTTATAAACAAGATGATGATAATGACGATGATGATGAATAAATGCTTACAAGGCTTTTCTATTATTCTTATTATTCCTTTTAATATTCATCATATTTTCTAATTCTTTTTCAACATTATTATTTTTTACTATTATACTTTGTTTTTTTTTATCAGTATTATCACAGCATATACCAACATTTAAAAAACTACTAATAATTTCAATATTTAACATTTCCATATAAACAATATAAGAATATTTTTTAAGTATCTATTATTAAAAAATGATTATATAACAATTATAATTTTCTTATAAGTATTATAAAATGGAATTCTGTGAAGTATGCGATAATATGCTATATGTTAAAACTAATGATAATAAAGAACTCGTCAAATATTGTAAGCATTGCTTATTTGAAAAAAAAGAGACTATTAATTCGGCTATTAGAATTTCACAGACAATTTATAGTGAGGATGATTTATTGTATAATCAAAATATAAATGAATATTTGCGTTTTGACCCTACATTGCGAAGAATTAAGGATCCTCATATCAATTGTCCTAATAAAGATTGTACTGCTGAACCAGATAACAATCAAGTAATATATATTAAATATGATTCTAAAAATATGAAATATCTATATGTATGCGAAACATGTGGTGAAACTTGGAAGCAGCATAAAAATTGATAAAAATATTAATTATATTTTATAAACTTATGACTCGTAATATTGTTATTAATATTTTATTATTATTTATTTATTTTATTATTAGCAATACCTATTTATTTAATATGAAAATTGCTGACAAATTATATAATATCAAGAGGTATCGCAATACCGATGAAATGTACTTAAATTTAAAGTTGCGAAGAAAATGGGAGGACAGCCATAACTCTAATATCAATAATAAATCCAATATCAATAATAACTCTAATATACCTTATAATAGTACTATGATTCAATAATTATATAAAAAAAGGTATATATTTATAATTAAATGAAACATTATTGGATAAATACAGATAATAGCACCGAAAGGCGCGAATATATGAAAAAACAATTTAATGAAAAAAATATTGAAAATATTAGAATAAGAGCAGAAACTCCTGAAACAATTAATTTTTTTTCAATTATAAGACACCCAGACTCTAATGAAACAGATTTAGAAATTAGTTGTTTAATTTCACATATTAAAGCAATTAAAGAAGGTTATGATAGTGGTGATGATTATTTTTGTGTAGTAGAAGATGATATGGAAATAGAAAGATTAAATTTTGATATTATTTTCAAATATATAAAAATGAAGGAATATGAAGATGAAACAACAATTGAAAATCTACAATTATATACCAGTAGTCATCCTAATATAATAAATTTATATAATCAAAATATAGCAAATAAAGGTAATGAAATCAATTTATTGGTTAAAAGAATTGAAGGATATCCTTCAGCGGGATACTATCTAATGTCCAGAAAAGGTGCCGAAAAAATTGTTAAAAATATTATTTTAGAAAATAATAAATACGATCTATCAAATTTATCTTGGTCTGTAGCTGATAATTATGTATATAAATTAATTAATACATATATACTTACATATCCCGTAGCAATATCTATAACTGAATTAGGTAGTATTTTACATAGTTCACATATACCATATCATATATTAGCGAACAATGTAATTAAAAACATATGGAAAATTAATGATTTAAGGCATTTATTAGTGTTAAATAAATAGATTCTAAAATGTTAATTATTAATCGGTTTATTTTTTATAATTATAATAGTAATGATATACAAAATATATGCTGATATTGTAGCTTCTTTAGCAATTATATTATCTACGTTGGCATTTATACCGCAGGCTTACAAAATATATTTGTCTAATATGACAAATGATTTAGATTTCTATACATTTGAAGTATTGTCAATAATATCCTTTTTATGGATATTATGGGGCATCTTGATAAATAAGTATACTTTCAATAATTTTACTATAATAATTTTTAGTTTAATACAATTTATATTAGTAGTATATATAACTATTAAAATTTATAAAAATAAATATATGGATACTATATAAAAAATAAAAAATGATAGTAATATATTAGGATTACATCAATAAATGTCATTGTCATATAAAGCGACGCATATTGAAGATGTATCTAAAACCACCGAATCATTAGATAAAAAAGACAAAATATCAAAACCTATTATGACAATTTATGAGTTTGATAAAATAATTGGATTAAGGACACAGCAATTATCTTCAGGAGCTACACCTTTCATAAAAAATATCGGAAATGTAACTACTAATATGGAATTGCGACAAATTGCGTTAAAAGAATTAACTGAAGGACGTCTGCCGTTTATTATTCAAAGAGAATTGCCTAATAAAAAAAAAGAGAATTATAGAGTTAAGAATTTAGATTTAGTAGCTGTAAGAGACAG